ACTTTTTCACCGCAGAACTTGTTACAGCAAGCTCAAAGACTAGGCAAAACAGTTTCTGATTTTGTTGAAGACAAAGCCGCAACTGTAAGTTCTGCCATCCAAACTAGTGCTAATATAAATGTAAATGGTGTTGCAGATAGTGTTGCCGGTTCAGTTACAGAATTACCTGCTGCAAGCATTGAACCAAATATAAAAATACCAACTGATTACAGAGATGTACAACGTTGGAATGAACAGGAATTACAAAGATTCAATAGGATACTTGGCATTACAAGTAAGTCAGGACCGCCCTTTCCAAATGAATTAAGAGACTTTGCAAGTTATAATTATGTGATAGGTCTAGGAGTTCTTAATAACAACGAAGTTAATTTTCCTGATAAAACCTATAGAGTAAGAGATCCTGAAGTAATGATTTGTCGTTCTGGTGGCGGCCTAGGTAAAAACAAAGCAACTACAATTTACGAGAAAAAAGGACAAATTGAGTATTACATAGACAATTTAGAAGTTGAAGCAATCATTTCACTTGCAAGTAAAACCAAACAAACAAACGCAACAAATATAGGTTTTAAAGTAACAGAACCTTATAGTATGGGATTATTTTTGCAAACTCTACAAGTAGCTGCAGTTCAAGCAGACTATAAAAATTATTTAGAAGCTCCTTATTGTATTACAATTGATTTCAAAGGGTGGGACGTAAATGGTAACCAAATTACCAAACCAAACCTGCGCAGAATATATCCAATAAAATTAGTTAACATAGATTTCCAAGTAACAGAAGGCGGCAGTGAATATAATATAACAGCAATACCTTGGCACGAACAAGGACTTGCAGATCAAATACAAAATATTAAAACAGATGTAAATTTAAAAGGTAGAACCGTAGCAGAATTGTTGCAAAGTGGTGGATTTAGTTTAACTGCTTCTATGAATGAATATCAGCAAAAAAAGAAAGCAGATAAAAAAGTAATTCAGCCAGACGAATATATTATTATGTTTCCTACTGAACGAGCATCTAGTAAAGAAAAGTTACTAGGTGAACAAGTAGACACAGAAAGTGCTACAACAAATAAAGGTCTTAATAATGGTGAATTTGAACAAAGAGATATCGACAAGGACGAAAAAGTAAGAATTTATCAAAGCATAACAGGTTTAGAAGATGCAAATGTACCTGCAGATTTTGATGCTGAATTAAGCAAACTGCTCGGTGTAGTAGTAAAACGTTCAGGCATAGGCGAAGCTATTAGAGAAAATGCTGAAAATCAAGATAATATAAATGATATTGGAAAATCAGAACTTGTACAGTCTTATCTTGATGGAGGAAAACAACCTTTTGGTAGGCCTAAGTTTGTTGAAGAAACAACACAAACAGGCGGACCACCTAGTAAAAATAGAACCATTGGCACAGGAATTTTTAAACGTGGAAATATCACAATAAGTGATAAAGGTAGAACACTTACATTCAAGTCAGGAACAAGAATACAAGAAATTATAGAAGAAATTATCATTCTCAGTGATTATGGAAAAAAGATATCCGAAGCAGTGCCTGATAACAATGGCATGATACCCTGGTTCAAAATTGAAGTTGATGTATATCAAGTAACTAATTATGACCAAATGGATCAAACAGGAGAGTTTCCAAAAGTTTATGTATATAGGGTAGTGCCTTACAAAGCACATATTTCTCGTTATAGTCCTCCAAGTAAAACAAGTCCAGGTATAGAACAATTAAAACGTCAAGCATGTAAAGAATATGATTATATCTATACCGGTAAGAATGACGATGTTATAGATTTTAATATTGAATTTGACAAAGCATTTTTTGTTGCTATTACACCTTTTGCAGGAGAATATAAAGGAGGTGAAAAAGACTCCAAATCTGAAAGCAGTGGAAATGCTACAGAAACAGAAAAAAAGAAAACTGCTACCGGAGATACCAGTAACTTTAGTAGTTCAGGAAATGCAACTAGCAATGACAGTGAAAAATCAGAATCTGGCGGAGAAGGTGGAGGATTTCCTGATCGAACAGCCACAAGTATTGCTAGGGATTTCAATGACGCTTTGGTTAACAGTAATATTGACTTAGTCAAAGCAAATATGACTATTTGGGGTGATCCTTACTATATTGCAGATAGCGGAATGGGAAACTATAATGCTTCAGAAACACCTATAATTAATATTACTGAAGATGGAACAATGGATTATCAAAGTTCTGAAGTTGATGTATCACTAAACTTTAGAACCCCATTAGATTTAAATCAAGAAGGTGGTATGGATTTTCCTAGTCTAGGTACTAAACCTGTTGGAGCATTTAGTGGGTTGTATCAGGTTTTATTTGTGTCAAATAAATTTACACAAGGAGTGTTTACACAAGATTTGCAAATGATACGTAGACGTAACCAACCAGGACAAGACACAGCAGCAGAACCAACTACAGAAGATAATTTCATGTTTGTAGACGATACAGTAGAAGCGTCTAGTGCAAACACAAGCCAAGGTCAAGGATCAAGCGAAGCAACTACAACAGTTACTGAAGAGAATAATACTACTACAAATGAAACATCAACAACAAAAACAACAACATCTACAAGAAGCACAACAACAGTAACAGAATCAGGCGGCGGTTCGACGACTAGAACAAGAAGTGCAGCTCAATCTAACAGACCTGTTAGCCCCGAAGTGCAAAAAAGAATAGATGCTAAAGCAGCTAGAAGAGCAGCAAGAAACAATTCACCTTTTCTAGATGATTTTCCTGATTAATGGAGTAAGGATAACAAATGAGTAGAAATAAATTTACAAGACAACGTCGTCCTTCCTGGATGAAAGGAGCCGGACCATTTATTGGAAAAATTGTTAACCATCTAGATTCTGAATATATGGGCGGCGTAGAAGTTGATATTTTAAAAATTACTGAATCAGGAAATCCAGGAGACAGTAGTGGATACCTATTACCTTGTTATCATGTTAGTCCTTTTATGGGACAGACACCAAGAGAAGGAGTAAAAGCCAATCCTGGATTTGATTATACACAAAAAAGTTATGGATTTTGGGCAATACCGCCTGATGTAGGAACAAAAGTAATTGTTCTGGCTATGGAAGAAAATATAGGCTATGGATACTGGATAGGTTGCGTACAAGACAAATATATGAATTTTATGATACCTGGCAATCCTTCAACTACCTATAATGATGAAGATAAAACAAATCCAAAACCGGTAGGAGAATACAACAAAGAGCTTGAGTCTGCTGTAGGAAGAGATCCTACAAAATACGTAAAGCCTTGTAATACCGACCAATGCAATGTTTTAGATACGCAAGGATTAATGGGCGACACTGTTAGAGGAACTACCACAAGCAGTGCAAGAAGAGAAATACCAAGTATGGTATTTGGAATGAGTACACCAGGACCTCATGATAGACGGCAAGGTAAACCTACAGCTGCGTATGGTGAAAAATTTGCAAGAAGCCAAGTGCCCTTCAGTAGATTGGGCGGATCTAGTTTTGTAATGGATGATGGTGATCCATTTTTATTAAGAAAGTCTCCTGCAAGTGGAGATAATGCTGGTCCTCCAGAGTATGCAAGTGTTGAGAAAAATGAAGTCGGTGATCCTAGCCTTCCTCACAATGAACTAACAAGATGGCGAACACGAACCGGTCATCAAATACTAATGCACAACACAGAAGATTTAATTTACATAGGCAATGCCAAAGGTACTACTTGGATTGAAATGACAGCCAATGGTAAAATTGATATATTCGCAAATGATAGTGTAAGTGTTCACACAAAAAATGATTTGAATATTTCTGCAGATAGAGATATTATAATGACAGCAGGTAGAAACATTTGTCTTAAAGCAGGCAATGATGGAAGAATATCTGCAAAAAATACTCATATCAATGCAACCCAAACGCACAAAGAAACTGCACCAGATGCTATTCATATGAATGGCCCAACTGCTACACCTGCTTACACACCTTTAAGAACTCCACAGCACGAACCTTGGTTTGGACATGAAAATCTTGATCCTAAACAGTTTGTTCCGGCTAAAACAGACAATGAAAATCCTGAAAATACACTTATAGAAAAAGACAGCAACGGTAATGATTACAAAAATAATTTCGAAGCAAAATATGTCAAAGTTGCAGATACTTTCAGGAAAGGAAGTTAAGGTAAATACGTTATGAGCAATTTAGAAAAACAGTTGTACAAGCAAATTACAGTACCTTCTGCTAGAAAACAAAAATCAGATATACCCGGTTCAAGAACATATCGTGGCATAAGCACTGTAAATCCAGGTAATTCTACTAAAGTTTTGTACGATCTTGCTTTAATTAAACAGGATATTATCAATCATTTTCATATACGTCAAGGGGAAAAACTAAGCGATCCTGAATTTGGCACAATAATATGGGACGCATTATTTGAACCATTTACAGATGATATGAAAAAAGCCATAATAGAAAATGTTTCTAATATTGTTAATTATGACCGTAGGGTAAAAGTCAATAATATCATAGTAGACCAGTATGAAAGTGGTTTGCAGGTTGAAGTTAATTTAACATATCTACCATATAATATATCAGAACAAATGCGTTTGACTTTTGATCAGAACAACGGTTTT